AAAACTTTTGATGCAACGAGTCGGCCAGCTTGACATCTGGCACGGCATCGTATTGCGGATACTGTGCGCGGAACTCTGCAAGTGTTGCCATGATTAAAGTCCTGGTAAGCCCAAAGGATTGTTTGCGGTTGCGCCTGGTAAAACGCCAGCACCGCCCATTTGCTTGGCGCCTGGCCCTGCTTGAATTTCCATTGCCTTAATTGCAGTCTTCCGAGCCGCTTGCTTTTGCGCAATTGTGGCAGCGTCATCACCAGGCTTGGGAAAGTAATTCTTCTCCGCAGTCGCAAATTCACTTGCACCAATTGCAGCGCCAGATTCTTTCCGCAAAATGGCCGTGATGAAATTGATCCTTGCTTGAGCCACTTGTTGTTGCTCTGGGCTAAGACCACCCAGCACTCGCGGCAGTGCATTAAAGATAGAGCCAGACACATCTTCAAGTTTGTCGCCAATAAATGGCACAAGCCCCACGGCCCCGCTAACTGCGCCTTTAATCAAACCAGTATTTGTTTTTCCTGCGTTTTCTAATGGCTCCAAAATGGCATTGGCTTCTCTCATCCTCATGCCGTAAGCCGTGGCGTTGCCTTGCGATTCGGTCAGTGCAGTGCCTTTGCCGCGCAATGGCGTTCCAGCCATAGGCGCTGTTGCAGGGGCTTGCTGATCCAACACGCTAGTCATGCCAGGAATTGCTTGAACTCTAGCGCCTGGCATACCAGACGCAGCTGGCGCGGCCATTGGAGCAGTTTGCGCAGCACCGCCAATAGATACTGGAAAGGCTTGCAATGTGCGCTTGTTGACACCAACAATTGAGCCGTCTTCAGCTTCTTTAAGTTCAAAACCTGGGTTAGCTTGTTCCCAAGCAAACTTTTGTCGTGCCAAGTTAAGTTGACCTTGACTAGCCATTTCTCCAAATGTTGGCGTTTTAGCTATAGCCCCACCAGCAATTGGCATACCGTAACCAGGCATCATTGGGTTGTCTTGAATGTTGACAATCTGGCCGCCAATATCTTGACGAGTAGTTTTGGGCAACATAAAACTAAGTTTGTCTTTGGCATCCAAAAGACCTAAAACTTTTTCAACACGGTACTGTTTGTACTGTTCTGGCGTCATGTTTTGAAGTTGCTGTGTTTCTGCGCTTGCAGTAGCAAAATCAAAATAACCTTTAGTCACACCTTCATTAAGTTTTTTAATTGCATCTTGCGGTGTTGGTGCATCACCTAAAGAAGTCCAACCATGTTTAAGTTTGTCTTTAGTCAATTGAAATTGATTTTTTTCAATTTCACCTTTAGTTTTTTCGGCAGCAAGCGCAGCAGCTTCAATTTCTCGGCGTGTTTTTTCAATGCCTGGAATTTGTGACCCGCCACCGCCTTTTGCCAAAAGACCAGTCAATTTGTTGTAGTTGATTGCGCCAGTATTAGGGTCAATAGATTGACTGTAAGCATCAGCTAACGCATTTTGCGTTGCTTCGGCGCGTTGAGCAGCGCCAAGTTGATACTGAGCCAATTGATTTTGATTTTGTGCGCTTTGAAGCGCCGCAACTTGACCATATTGAGCCAACGGATTGGCTATTTCAAGTGGTCTAACGCCAAGAGAAATGCTTGGATTGAGCGCCATAATTAACCTCCTCCAGGTGGTTGAACCATATACGATGGAACATTAGAATACCCACCGGTATTTACTAGTTGCATATTTTGATTTCTTTGCAAAGCGTTAAGCAACGCATTACCTTGGGTGTAATTAAGGTAAGTACCCAAACCACCAGTAAGTGCATTGGCCATGCCAACTTGGCCAGCCGCTTGAGCTGCGCCAGCACCAGTTATTAAATTGCCCACATTTGTGCCGTATGTACCTAATGCGCCACCAGCACCAGTTGCGTAGTTCTGACCAGCTTGGCCAACTAAATTAGTGGCAGTTTGACCGATACCAGACAAAGCTGCTTGACGGTTGTACAACTGGTTCTCACGCGCCACATCAGTGTTGTAGCCAGTTAAAGCACGGTTGTAAGCGTTACCAAACTCTTGCGATCCCATCTCTTGACCATAACGCTGTGCGGCTCTTAAAGCGCCGCCAGAGATCAAACCACCACGGGCAGCCGCTTGGCGATCAAGCGCCTTCTGGCCTTCTGCCAAACGGAAAGCATAACCTGGGTCAGCTTGATAATCGCCTGCGCCAAATTTAAACGCGCCAGGCACATTACCAGCCGTGCGTTGCATTTGAGCTAATGCGTTATAACCAGCCTGACGATAAGGTGCTTGGTCTTCACGGGTTCGCTCAAACATTTCGCGTTGCAACGCAACTTGTTGATCAGCAACTTGCTTTTGCACATCTGCGGCTTCAGATGCTGCCGCTGCTTGCGTTTTTGAAGCGCTTCTAGCTGTACTTGCGCCGACTACAGCTGAACCTACTATGGCTGTTGCTACCCATGTCATGGCTTTTCCCCTTGTTCCGCAAGTTTAAGCGGTGTGTTAGTTGAAGAAATTAACCCCATATCATCATAAGTTGGGGAAATTACCTCTTGCTCAATTTTATCTAAATCAGACTCGTTTTCAAACTCTGTTAGATGGACTGTTGTCCAAATAGTGTCTTCTTCAGCGTATACAGCACGTTTTAAGCCAACTTCAGAGATAAAAGTGCATGGCGCCACCAAATGCTTGTCGCCAAACTCAGTAAACACTTTGACTCGGCCCTTAGAAATAAAGTTTAAATGCGGATGTTTATGAATCTTGCCAATAACAAATGAACCCTTTGGCAAAAAGATTTCTCTAGCGTATGTGCTGCACCCATACTTTTCGTCTTTGGGTGTGAAGTAGTGTTTTAAAGTGCAGTCTTCCAACGCAGATTGAGCGACACCGCTGTCAATCATTTGTTGCATTTCTTGTTGGGCTGCAAGCACAGTTTCACGAAAACGCACCTTAACTGGCGCGTTTGGCACAACGTCAAAACCTTTGCCGTAGGTTACACGCATTAGGTTACCTCACGTCCAGAAACGCGAATGTTGATTGCGCTGGCTGTGCCTGCAATTGTACTGATAAAGTCGCCCACGCCAAGCACTTGGCCAACCAGTTCAGGGAACGTATAGACCTCAGACGCTTGCAAGGTTTTGGTCTTGGTGATCAAGTTGGTGTTACCGGCAGAGCCTGCGGTTGTGACCAAGTTCACGCTGATCGTGGCGGCAGACGCGCTGATGTTAGTTGCGGTGAACTTGTCGATGATGGCAGTAACGCCAGTCGCTGTGTACTGGGTTGTTTGGGCGTTTTCGGCAAATTTAGCCGGTACGAGGACTTTGACGGTGACTGTCATGGTTTACTCCAATAAGAGGCAGTTATTAGCGGCTTGTTGCATGATGACCCAATTTGTGCCGTCAGACACCATTGTCGCCCAATTTCCTACAACTGCCAAGAGGATTGCTGTGCCAGCGACTGTGCCGTCGATTAACACAACATTGCTAGATGCAGACACCAAAGTCTGAGCCTGCAAATTCTTAAAAGTAAGTTCTCGGCCCGTCCATGCGCTTGCTGTGGGTAGAGTTACCGTGCATGTTGAGCCTGACTTGTTGTTGATTATCCAAGTCTCGTTGTCAGCTACCGTAAAGTCAGCGGTCTTGGTGACTGGCGCTGACGATGCGGCGTTAATGGCGGCAGTAATAGCTGCGGTGTCAACAATGGGTTGCACTTGCAACGCCTCGATCTGCTTTTGCATTTCGGCCACTTGGGACTCTAAGGCAGAACAGCAGTCAGTCAATACGTCAGGGACTGGTAAGGTAACCACTGGCGGCAAGGTCTGCAACTCTTGATTGACTGACAATAAAGCCGCATCGTAAGACGCAAGCAAGGATATGGCGTCAGCGCCAGTACCGCCATCATCGACCACGGAAGTTGCTATGTCTTGTAGCGACAGAAAGAACAAATACCAGGCGCGGTCAATCAGACCCGTGCGAGGGTCAATCAACGGCACTCGTGGTGGCGTGATCGGCGTCGGCGTAGCGTTAGGGCTAGGCATTCGTTGGACTCAGAATTAGTTCTGCGCCCATGATGGCAATCTTCACAGGATCAGTGGCAGACACTTCATACACTCGGTCACGCAGTTTGACGGTCATGCCCAAGCGCCGCCAGATTACACGTTTGTAATACTGTCCGATCTTGCCCATGGATGCCCAATGCTCGTTTGACCATGTGTGGCCACCATCGTCTGACCAGCGCAGCATGACTTGTGGATCAGCGCCTTGAGTAGCAATTGCTTCTTGTTCTGCAATTAAATAATCGCCGTTTTCGGTAATTAAATAATCATCGGATTCTGTTTGCAAATAAATTGTTTCATTGACAATAAAACCATTTAAACCAACGCCAGACTCGCAATCAAGTTGCATCATGTGCTGGGTCGTGCGGCGCAGATTGTTTTGGCCAGTTGGCAATGCACGCCATGAGCGTAGCCACTTTTGTATGTTGCCGTTGTCGCTAAAGTCATCTAGGTCAAACGCATAGATGTTGCCGTTTTCAAAATCGCCAACAACAATACTGTTGTTAAACGCCATCTGGCAGTTGCCACGATGGCGTGTGAAGTTGCCGTCAGCAAACCCTGCACGCTCATGCCAGGCTTGTGTGGCCGCATCATAGACCCAAGTGGTGTTAGCACTAGGGAAAACCAGTACATAGAAACTATGGCCGTCTTGCTGATAAGTATAGGCAATGGCGTCTGACATGTCAGCATACTGCTGAATCTGCCACTCAACAGCGTGAGTTGAGATGCGAACGCCGGTGTAGCCGTTGGCGCGGTAGACAATACCTTGGCCACGGCGGTCGCGGCCAAGCCAGAACAGGCCGTTGTCCATCTTGGCTACAGAGTAAGGGGCTGCGCAGCCCAGCTCATTAAACGCGCCCTGAATGCGCTGCAATGGAAAATCTGTTGCGCCAGAATCAAACCAGACTTCAATCGAATTAGTGCCAAACGCCCACACTTCGCGGAAGTTGGACGCCACGGCAATCAGGCCATCAGGAGAGCCTTCGGTACTGGCAAAGTCAAGTGGGTCAATGGATGTGCCGTCTAGCAGCTGTGTCACCCACAGCAACTGGCTATTGGGCTGGTTGAACACAAAGTAACCATCCAAATAACAGACAGTCACAGCGCCTGGGAAGTCTGGATCGGTAATCTGGCCAAAAACGTTTGTTGTGTTGTTGTAGATGTAGCTGGGGCCGTTGGCCGCAATGAACAATTGCGTGCCGTTGTCAGCCATGCTGACTGGCCCAGTACCGGCCACCGTGCCGATTAGCGTGGCCACATACGATGTGTTGATCTTGTAAAGCTGTGTGCCTGACACCACGAAGGCTGTGCTGTCGCTAGACGAAAAAGCCCAAAGGCCACGGATTGGGCCGTTGCCAACGGTGTTAAGCAGTTTTAGGCCAGGGGCGCGGTTCAGGAACGCAGGCTCTTTACCAGCTTCTGGGACGATCTCTGGAAACAGATTGACCATCCGAGCGTCTGCCGCATTGACAGACCGCGCTACATAAGTAGAGCCAAGAATCGGCGTCTTCATTAGTAGTTACCGGCATAGATGTTGAAACGCTGGCGGTTGGCCACCAATGCGTAAGGCAGTGCCATCACATCATCAGGGTTGTTGATGCGCTTCAAGTCACGCTTAGAAGTCATCGCAATGCGCTGCACTTGTGGGCTTGGCTCAACGCCAAACTCAGGGGCAAACTCCATGGCCAAGTTGTATGTAAACGCACGCAGATAGCCTGGTGGGTAGTACAGCACCGTGGATAGCGTGGCGGGGCGGTTTAGTTCTTCAACCGATACAAAGTGAAATTCCAAGTCTTGCGTTGGCCGTGGATAGAGATATATCTCAATATCAGGAAACGTCATGTTTACCCACATAACTTGTGGGTAAGTAGAAGTCACGGTCTTAACAGCAATACCGTTGTACTGCTGTTGGTTAATCATTTTG